TCCGGGTGTTCGACCTGGACGGAAACGAGATCCCGGTACGCTTCGACACGCGGAACATGCTGCCTGGCGATAGCCTAAACAGCGCGGCGTGGGCGGAAACCAACGTCTCTTCCGTGGCGGGCGATGACGAGAATCCGCTTGGTGGGCAGTACAGCGTCCCGAACTACGAGCAGTATGCCACTACGCTGACAGCATCGGCTACCGGCGGAACGACTGTTTGCACAATCACGCGCGACGGCGCCACCGGCTCATACAAGTCTCCCCTCAAAGACCAACAGAAGTACCTCTTCGCATTGTGGGTGAAGAATTACCCGGCCTCGGGTATCCTTGACTCGGAAAAGACGACCATCAAGATCGCTGATGGAGCCGGCGTCGAAAGCACCGAACTTGCGTTTGACTGGACGGCATCCCCTGTTCCGACGACCACGATCAACAAAGTCGGTACCGAAGGGTTCCACGAAGCCGGTGTAATCCCGCGGGGCGATGACTGGTACATCCTGTGGGTTGCTTGCTACTACGATTTCTCGAACGACGATGATCTCGTCATCACAGTGACGCCGCACACGGGCGGAGCTTCCGCACGAAAGATCGTTGTGTGGCACGCGATGTTGGAGGAGTGGGACGAAGTGCGCCAGGGGCCGAGCCCGGTGTGGGCTCAGGCACGCCCCACGGCTGCGCCGTCGATGCACAACGACACGCCGTACCTCAACTTCTTCGACGGGCGCAACGCTCTCGGAGACGTGAACAAGAGCCAAGGCGACGGCGGATTCAATGTGTCCACTACCGAGGATTGGGTGACGGGGGCCACGGCGGTCGCGCCGGCCACAAGCGGCTATCCCAACCCATTCGCTACGAACACGTCCGCGCCTGGCGGCTACTACGACACGCTCCAGTCGGCGGCTGGTGCCGCAGGCCCCGGGTACTACACCATCGCCCGCGGTTCCATCGCCGAAGGGTACACCATGGTCGGGTGCTACTTCCGCAAGGGGGACAGCACCGCGTCGGCCGTGAAGCTGTCGCTCAAGGACGCCACCACGAGCCAGGAGTCCATAGCCTCCTTCGCTTGGAACGGGACGGACCTGGAGACCTCCGGCACGCCCACTGGCGCCGTACGCGCGTCCGGTGTCGTCCAGTCGCCCGACGACCCGGAAGACTGGCTCGCATGGGTGCTCATCCACACGGACGACCACGCCAGCGTGACCGCCGGCAACGACCGCGAGGTGCTCGTCTACGTCAACCAGTGGGGCGTCAGCGCGTACTCCACGTACGCCTGGGGACCCTTCTGCTGGGACGGCGTCTCGACCGCCCCGGAGTTCTACGACTACTTCCGCAAGGTCCGTGAAGCCTCGTCGATCTCGGTCAACGACTTCACCTTCCTGGTGAACCCCGCCCGCGCGACCTCGCGCTACTACACGCGCGCCTTCAAGATCAGTTCCTCGGTGCCCGCACCGACGAGGCCGCTGACGACCCCAGACGACCCCACGGGCGACCGCGCGTACGTCTTCGTGAAGAAGAGTGGGTTCGATATGGAGTACGTGGTGCGTGTGTTCTTCACGGACGCAACGTACGTCGAGGTCTACTCGATCACATGGGATGGTTCCGCGCGGAGGCAGAAGTGCATCGGCGCATCCGGCCACGACAGCGTGTCCTGTTTGGCCAACGGTGGTGTGTGGACTGCTTCAAACAACGAGGACATGAAGGATGTCGAGACCACGGCAGTTGCGCAGCAGCTGGCCGTCAAGCTCGACGCAGACGCAAACTTGTCGGCATCATCGACTGGGTCGGTCGTCGAAATCCAAGCGGTGGGCAAGACCATCGACTACATCGAGACGGATGACTCCCAGGGAGACACCGCCTTGGTGCCGATTCATCGCCGCGTGAAGAAGCTCGAAGACCTCCCCAAGGTGTGCCGCGACGGGTGGCGCATGAAGATCACCGGGGAAGTAGACGAGAGCCTTCCGGCGTTCGTGGAGTTCCAAGTCTCCGACGCAGGGTTCGGCGAGCTTGCTGAGGGTGAGTGGGTTGAGTCCACCTATTGGGAGACCGAAGACACCTTCGATCCGCATTCCCTACCGCTACAGCTGGTGCGGTTGGAGGATAACGAAAACGGGTTCTTCACCGGGGCGGCGTACGGCGTCTACTTCGACCTCGCTCCGGCGCAAGTAGAGCGGCGTCTCGTCGGAGACGACGACAGCAACCCTTGGCCGTCCTTCACGTCTACGGAATCCTTCGCTCGCGCAATCAGCGAGGTGTTCTTCTTCGAGGGGCGCCTCGGGTACCTTTCGGATGAGGCCATGGTTCTCTCCGAGACGAACCGCTACTTCCAGTTCTGGCGCACGACGGTCTTCGACCTGATCGACTCCGACCCCGTGCTCGCTGCCGCATCGCACACCGAGGTCGCCAAGCTGTGGGACGCCTTCGTCATGGACGAGCGCCTGCTGCTGGTCTCGGACCGCAACCAGTTCATCGCGGAGGGCGATCCGACGCTCACCTCGAAGACGGTGTCGCTGATCCCCAAGCTGTCCCATCAGGTCGACAAGGATGTCGCGCTAGTGGCCAGCGGCCGGGGTGCCTTCATGGCGATCCCGAAGCAGGGGCTACGGGACGGGCCAGTGGAGTTCGCTGGCATCCGCGAGGTGCGCCCTGTGGAAGCCAGTGGCCTGGAGTTCCAGGCGGAAGAGATCACTGACGCGGTCCCCGCGTACATCGAGGGGCGCATCGGCGAGCTGGCCTCGTCCACGACGCTGAACCTCCTGGTCGTGCGGACCGAGGATGGCGTCCTGTACCCGTTCAAGTTCTACTCCCGCGACGCCAAAGACCTCCAACAGGCATGGTCGAAGTGGGACTTCGGTGCCCGTGTCAAGCACGTTTCCTTCCTGCAATCTGAGATGGTCCTCGTGCTCGACCGCGGGGACGACACCGGGACCTACATCGAGACCGTCCTCCTGGGTGATGGCCTGCGCGACGACGGGCTCACCTGGCGCGTGCGGCTGGACCGCCGTGTGGACGAGTCCGTGCTCACGTCCACTTACGCTTCCGCCGACGACGAGACCACTTTCACCCTTCCTTATACAATCACGCCCGGCGCGACCATGAAGGTCGTGGACCGCGACACGGGGAAGGACTACGCCGTCCGGTCGGCCAGTGGAACGTCCGTGGTCGCCCAAGGGGACCTCACGTCCACCAACGTCTGGATCGGTGAAGCGTACGAGATGAGCTTCACGTTCACCGAGCCCGTGCCCCGCGCGAGCGGCGACACTGGCAACCGCCGGCTGGCCTCTGGCTCTGCCCTGGTCCTGAGCGGGAAGGTCACGTATGCAGACACCGCTGCGTTCTCCGTGTCCGTCGCCCACGAGTACGGTGACACGTTCACAGCGCAGTTCACCCCCATCGTCATCGGGACGGGCGGGGGTTCCATAGACGACATCGTGCTCGACTCTGGCGAGTTCGACTTCGAGGTGGGTGCCCACCCCGAGGAAATCACGGTCACGCTGACCACCGATAGCTACCTGCCATGTCGAATCCTGAGCGCACTCTGGGAACTGAACCGGAGACCGCGTTCAGCCCGGCTCCAGGGATAACGGTCCGCGACTCACTCCCCCAGGACGCGCTGGACATGGCACCGCGCGTGCGCGTGGCTGACGCCATCGAGTGCATCCGGGCAGCTGACGCTGGCCCGCTCGAAGCCCTAGAACGCGGCCTGCGGGACTCCGTGGTCTGCAAGACGGTGGATTGGGGCGGACGGCCCATCGCCATGTTCGGCGTGACGCCCGGCCCGCCCAACCCCGACTTCCGGTTTGGGTACGTGTGGCTCATCGGCACGCCCGACCTCGTGCGCCCGCCGCTCGTCCGCACATTCCTTCGCGTCTCTGAGCATTGGATCAAGGAGATCAGCGAGGGATTCGACATCGTCGGCAACTACGTGGATGCCGACAACGCGGTCCACATCCGCTGGCTCAAGCGGATGGGATTCACCTTCCAAGGGGAGACGCCCTACGGCCCCTTCAACTCCCCCTTCCTGATGTTCTGGAGAACCGTCTGATGTGCCTTCCCCTCGCTGCTGCCGGTGCTGGCGCTGCCGCGTCCTCGGCGGCTTCGGCCTTCGCTGTGCAGACTGCGCTGGTTGTCGGCTCGACCATGGCGACGTACCTCCAGCAGCGCGCCAACGCGAAGGCGCAGGAAAAGGCCCAGGAGCAGGCGTACGAGGCCAACAAAGCCATCGCCATCTCCGACGCGATCAACAACTACAACGCCGCGAACATGCGCCTGGAACAAGAGCGCGCCCGCGGCGCCGTCGAGATCCAGCGCGTCGTCAGGGCCAGCCGTGAAGCGGCCGGGGCCGCCCGCACCCTCGCGGCCGACCACGGGGTAGCCGGGGAATCCGTCCGGTTGCTGCTCTCCGACTTCGAGCGCAAGGCGTCCACGTTCACCACGGGTGTCGAGCGGAACTTGAAGTACGTCGAGGAGGACATAGAGGCGCGGAAGCGCGGAACGCGCACGACGATGGAAGGCCGCATCCTGTCGGCTCTCCCGGGCGCTGTCGCCAAGCCCTCGTTCTTCGGCGCGGTACTGCGCGCAGGCGCAGGGGCCTTCGACGCCTACCAGGACCACACCTTCATCGGCGCAGACGGCGAACGCCATTGGGGCGTCCTGCCGCAAGCCACGGGGACCACTACCTAGACCATGGCACGACCTGTCATCCGCGCGCCGGGCGGCCTCGCTCGCGTCGAGCCGCGGGGTGGGGCCATCTCTGGCTTCGCCCGCGTGTCGCCGCAGAGGATCGAGGGGAACGAGATCCTGGACTTCGGCCCGCTCGCGGCCTCCCTGTCCCGGTACCTCCGGGCCGGCGCCCAGCACGCTGCCAAGGACGAGATCGAGCGCGGGCAGCGGTTTGCCTTCGACAACCCCGAGGTGGCCGACCAGATCGACGAGGAAGTCCAGAAGGCGGCCGAAGCAGCCAGCGACGACGACGACGGATTTGACGCAATAAATGAGACGTTTTTGCGTCTCGTGCAGTCGGGTGCTGTTCCCGAAGCGGCCAACCCGATCTGGCAGCTGGGGTACATCGAGCAGCGCGCCCGCGACATGGCGGGACAAGTGCGCACGCAGCTACTGGACAAGGCGACGTTCGACCAGTTCACGGCTCTGTCCGACGACGGGGACGCCCCTGTCGTGCCCCCGGACCTCGACGCTGCGATGGCCAAGGCGTTCCAGGACCGGCTGGCCGGCACGGCCATCGCCGAGTCGCACTTCGGGCTCCAGGCGTACAACGCCGCCCAGGAGGGCGTCCAGAACGAGGTGCGCGAGCGCGTACGGCAGGTGCGCCTCCAGACGATCACCGAGGACCGCCGGGTCCGCCTCCGCAACAGCCTCGGCCGCACGCTCCTGGCCCTGGAGATGGAGGACTTCGACCGGGTCGGCACCCACACCGAGGAGCTGGGCCGCATCCTTGAGATGGAAGGGCGCCAGCGGGGCATTCCCGCCTCGGCCGCTCGCGGCGAGCTGCTGAACACGTTGAAGGACACCGCCATGAACACGGCGCTGGACGACCCAGACCGTGCGCTGGCGCTGGTCCGGCGTGCCGGGGCCGTCGAGCAGAACGGCGTCCGCCTCGACCACCCGGGTACCGAGTCCGCCCTCTTCCTGAACGACCTCGTACACCAGCTGTCCATCCAGGCGGACGACAAGGCGATCCGCAACATCCGCCTCCGCAGCACGCGCATCGCTGCCGCCAAGGAGTTCGCTTCCGGGTGGCTCCGCGACGCGACGCTGGAGGCCATCGACTCTGGCGACCAGCCGGCCGGCGCCGTCGACATCGCCGTCGACCGCCTCCTGGGCGAAGACCCGAACGTGGAGCAGCCGCCCACGCTGACGGGCATGATCCTGGAGCTGGAGGAAGGCGTCGAGATGCCCAAGGACATCCGAGGGCACATCCTGGCGGAAGGCGCCGCGCTCAAGCGGGTCCTCCAGCAGGACGCCCTCGACCCCAACCGGCAGGAGCTGTTCCTCAACCAGCTGGAGATCGACCGCATCGAGAACGGGCTGGACGCCATGACGTTCCTCACGCGCGCCTGGGACGAGGGGGTCAAGACCGGGGCCATCTCGGTGACCGCCTACAAAGCCCTGCGCGAGGAGACCGACCGCCTGTCCAACCTGCTGGCCTTCAAGTCCGAGCCCGGGTCGACCTACGCGACCCAGGTGGCTGGCGCCATGTCCGACACCCGGATCCCCGCTGGCCTTCCCGCGGCCGTCCGGCAGCGCCTCCTGGAGACGCGCCTGGTCAGCCTGCGGAAGATCGACTCGCTGCTGCAAGGCGCCCTGGGGCAGTCCACGGCCACTGACGAGGCCGGCCTCCGGCACGCCTTCAATGCCGCCATCCACGAGCAGGGCGTCCGGGACGCGACCGCCGAGTTCACGACGGGCGTGCAAGACGCCATCGCCGCCTACCACGACTCCATCCGGGGCATCCGGCAGAGCATCAACGGATTCCGCTTCGCGGAGGCCCTGGCCAAGATCGACGAGGCCCAGGGCATCTCTATCTCCGGCGACGACGCGACCACGCTCCGGCAGGACACCGAGAACGCGCGCAAGCGGCAGGAAGACCTGATCTTCGCTGGGCCGATCTCGCGCAGCGCCGAGCTGTCCATCCGGTCGCAGGCCCTGGCTATCCTCCAGGTGTCGGAGGCGGACCTCCCGCCGGGCGAGACGGACCGCATCGCCGACCAGCTCGTTGCCACCTTCCAGGTGGAGTACGGCGACCGCGCTCGCAAGCTACTCGCGGACACCGAAGTCCCGACCGAGCAGCGCGGCCAGCGCCTGCGCGACCTGTCCCACGCCGTCGTCAATCAGGTGATGGAGCCCTGGCGCGACACGCGCCTCGCCGAGCGGGCCTCTGACCTGGAGGGCGTCGAGCGCGCCAAGCGGGCCACCAACCTGCGCATGTACCAGGCGAAGGAGGTCTACACCGGCATGAGCGGGCGTTCCACCTTCTTCTTCCAGGCGCGCGACGGGCTGACGATCCCCGTCGAGACGTACGAACTGGTCGAGGACATCGGGTACGACCCGTGGTTCAGTTCCGCCGAGAACCACCGCGCGAAGATCCTGAACACTTGGGACCGTGCCATCTTCCACGAGCCCGAATCCGCCCGTGCCCAAGCCTTCGTGGCGACGCACGGCCAGTACCGCATCCCGTGGAAGGCCGTGATAGCCGGCAAGATCACTGTGAAGTCGACGCAGGAAGCGTCCTCTCTGGCGGAAGACTTCCCGTTGCTCGAAGCGTACCTCCTCGATGCGGACGACTCCATGTTCGCTGAGGGGACGCAGGACGCCGTGCAGGGTCTCTTCGAGGCGCACGGGCTGGCCGTCGAGTTCGTCAAGGATGAGGCGCTGGTCGTCTCCGACCTGCCCACAGCGCCCGCGCAAGGGTACCGGGCCATCGTCCGTGCGGACATCGACCTCACCGACGCGCCGCTGTCCGGCTTCGTGACGCGCTACTTCGACGACATCGCCGAGTTCCACGCGCTGCCCGAGGACGAGCAGAAGAAGGGCCTGGCCACGTTCGGCTTCGATGTGTCGACCGCCAAGGCGTTTGAGCAGGCACGCGAAGCCTTCGTCACCGACCAAATCTCTACCATCAAGGACTGGAAGACCCGCGAGTAACCCATGGTCCGACAAGACCCCCGCTTGCGCCACCTGGCGACCCGCTCCGAACGCGCGCCGGGCCAGCCGGATCCGACCCTGGTTGACCAGGGGGCGGCCACTGGCACCGTGGACGAAGGCGGGAGTGTCGCCCTCGACCTCCTGGCGTCGCCCCTGCGTGGCGCGGAAGAGTTCGGCCGTGACCTCCTGGAGCTGCCCAACATCCTCCCCGGCGTCGACTACTCGCTGGGCGAGGGGCGCATCTTCGGGAAGGCGCAGACGGTCACTGGCGACCTGGCCACGGGGATCTTCGAGTTCGCCGCCGCGTTCGTCCCGGGCCTCGGCCTGGCGAGCAAGATCGGCAAGGGCAGCCGGGTCTTCAACCTGACGCGCAAGACACAGCGGGCGCTCACGCGCATGGGTAAGCCTGTCCGTGCTGCGGCCATCGACATCGGCCGCGGCACCGTCGCTGGAGCCTTCGCCGACTTCGCCGCCTTCGACGGCCACGAGGCACGCCTGGCGAATCTCATCAATGAGCAGTTCCCCGGCTTGCGCAACCCCGTGCTCGACTTCCTCGCCGCCGACGAGGAGGACGCCGAGGTGGTGGGCCGCATCAAGAACGTGCTCGAAGGCGCCTCCGTGGGCTTCCTCGCGGACGCGCTGTTCCTGGGCCTCCGGGGCATCCGGTCGGCGCGCAAGGCGCGGGCCGAGCAGGTGGACCTGGCGAAGAAGCTGGACGAAGACGTGCCGGCCGCCGAAGCCCGCCGCGTGTTCGACGACGCCCAAGACCAGATGCGCGCCGGGACGCCGCCTCCGAAGGTCGACCACACCTTCGAGCTGGACGACGACGTACTGCTGCACGACACACCCGAGCGGTTGCTCATGGAGGGGGACCCCTTCGTCCTCTCCCGCACCGTCAAGGGACGCGCCGAGCTGCTGCGTGACCGCCTCAAGTTCACGCCGGCCATGATCCGGCGAGCCGAGGAGCTGTTCCTCGAACGCCGCAAGAAGGGCGGGGCGCTGACCGCGCGCCAGCACTTCCGCGGGTACGTGGGCGCTGGTGAGGTGCGTGGCACCGTGGCCGACCCGCGGGTGAACCCAAGGGGACTGACGGCCGAACAGCGGGCGCTCCTGGGCATCGACGCCAAGGGGCTGAACCTGGCGCACACCCCCGGCGAGGTGGACACCGGCTTCCTCGTCAGAACCTACGAAGCCTTCTTCGGTGAGCTGCCTGGCGGCATCGAGAGCCGCCTGGCGCCCGTTGGCGACGAGCAATTCATCCGGGAGTCACTGGAGCACCTGTCCGACATCGTGGACGGGGACCCGAACCTCATGGGCGTGCGCTTCGCGCGTGCGGCCAAGGACGCCGCTGAGGCCGGCAAGAAGGTTGGCCGCGTGGCTCTCGCGCTGCGCCACATGGAGGAGATCCATGGTGGGCAAGTGGTCGACACGTTGCTGAACGGCGACCTGGACAACCCCACCATCATGACTGAGTTGATGGCCCGGTCGGAGGAGTACGCCGATGCCCTCTCCTACATCAGGATGGGGGATTCCGAGGCAGGCCGCAGCCTTCGCTCGCGGCAGATCCTGGCGGCGGCCAAGGACCGCGAGGCCATCGTCAAGGCCGTACAGGAGGCAGGCGGCGAGAAGAACATCCGGCGCGTCGCCGAGATGATGCGCATAGCCGCGCAGGACGGTGGGCTCCAGAGTGCCGCCGCGTTGGCGCGCCTGGCGTCCATGACGAAGAAGCAACGCTTCTGGGCGGTCACCACCGAGTACTGGCTGAACTCGATCCTCTCCGGCCCTCGGACGCTCACGACCAACCTCATCTCCCCGATGCTCACGAGCCTGTACCGGCCGTTGGAGCACATGCTGGGAGGCGCTGCGTCCATGAACGGCGGCGCCATCCGCCAAGGCATACGCGAGATTGTGGGCCTGGCTGAGGCGTTCCGCGAGTCATTCACGGCTGCGCGGGCGGTGTGGGGCAAGGGCGGCAACCAGATCCTCGACCCGCGGCTCACGAAGCGCGACGACCCGTTCGCAGCCGGCGCTGGTGCGTTCCGCGGCCTGGCCTTCGGGGTGGACGAGGGAACCGCGCTGGGCGCCTTCACGAATTGGGTCGGCCGGCGCGTACGCACGCCCTCGCGCATTCTGGCGACCACCGACGAGTTCGTCAAGCAGCTCAACTACCGCGCCGTCTCGCGCGCCCAGCTGATCGACCAGGGGACGCAGCTTGGCCTCCGCGGGGGCGACCTGGCGCAGTACGTCACGGACAACATGACGCAGATGACCCTGGACGGCCAGCGGTACTCGCTGGAGACCGTTACGCAGCGTGCTGTGAAGCAGGCCGCGGAAGAGGGCATCGTCGACCCGGTGGCCCACGCGCGTCGCGTCCAGGAGATCATCGCCGACCAATTCGACCCCGGCCTCTCCCGTATCGCCGACGACGCGATCAAGCGGGCGCGCGAGGTGTCGTTCACCGAAGACCTCGCCTCCGGCACACTGTCCTCGAAACTCCAGGCGGCCGTCAACGCGCACCCGATCCTGCGCTTCGTGGTGCCCTTCATCCGCACCCCCGTCAACATCGTGAAGTTCGCGGGGCGCCGCATCCCGAACCCCATGGGCATCACCGAGGCGGCCCTGAACCGCAAGATGCCTGCCGACGCGAAGGCGCTGGAAGCTCTCCGGTCGTCGTTCGCCAAGGAGGTGCTGTCGGGCGACCCCGAGCGCGTCTCAGACGCCGTGGGGCGGCAAGCGGCCGGCATGGCGACGATCCTCTTCTTCGGCACGCTGGCGGCCCAAGGGCGGATCACTGGCCGAGGCCCCACGGACAAGGAGCAGCGTGAGGCGCTGCGTGCCGCGGGGTGGCAGCCGTACTCCTTCAACATCGGCGGCAAGTTCGTGTCCTACCTGCGGATGGACCCGTTCGCTACGATGATCGGAACCGTGACCGACCTGTACGACTACGCGCGCATGGCGCCCGTGGACGAGCAGGACAACATTTCCACGAGCGTCATCGGCCTGGCCTTCGCCATCGCCAACAACTTCACGAACAAGACCTACCTCCAGGGGATCGGCGACGTGACCGCGGCGCTCGCGGACCCGGAACGCTCGATGCCGCGTGTGCTGAACCAGTACGTGGGGTCGTTCGTCCCGTCCGCGCTGGCACAGGCGGTCGAGGTGGCCGGCGACCCGCACATCCGCGAGGTCAACGGGGTCCTGGAACGCATCCGGTCCCGTGTGCCCGGCTTCTCGGACACCCTCCCGCCCGCGCGCAACCTGTTCGGCGAGAAGGTGTCGCGCCCGCGCGGCTTCGCGCTGGGCCTGGAGAACCTGCCTGGCGTGGCGGGCGACATCATGTCGATGATCTCCCCGATCACCTACCGCGACGTGGACGACAACGAGATCAACGTCGAACTGGTCCGGCTGCAACACGGCTTCTCTCCGCCCGTCCCCAGCCGGGACGGCGTGGACCTCATGGCCATCCGCGGCCAGGGTGGGCAGCCCGCGTACGACCGCTGGCTCCAGCTGCACGGCCAGGTGCGAATCGGTGGAAAGACCATGCGCCAAGAGCTGCGCCGCCTGATCCACTCCAACATCTACCAGCGGCTGTCCCCGATCTCCACGTCGACCGACGAGAGCCCGCGCGTGGCCGCCATCGGTAATGTCATCCGGCAGTACCGGGCAGCGGCTTTCGAGCAGCTGCTCCGCGAGTTCCCGGAAGTCGGCGCCGCCATCGACCACGCTGCGCGCACGCGCCGCGCCTTCCTCGCGGGGCAGACCACCGCGACCAGCGACTTCGGGTTCCGGGTGCTCCCGGTGGCCCAGCCCATCCAACCCGTCATCGGGGGCATCGGAGGCTAACCCATGACCGACACCGGCTACTACGCCCGCGACACGTTCAGCGCGACGGCCGCGCAGACCGCGTTCACCTACACGTTCCCGGTCCTGCACAGCGACCACATCAAACTGGCGATCAACGGCATCGCGGAGACCGACTTCACCATCAGCGGCACCACGCTGACGCTGGGCGGCACCGTGCCGGCGTTGTCGCTGGGGGACCAAGTGCGGATCTACCGCGAGACGCCGCGGACGTTCGCCACGCTGCTGTTCCAGGCCACCGCCGTCGACCACATCGACGACACGGATCTGGACACGCTAGTCAAGTCGCTGTTGTACGTCGAACAGGAGATCCTGGACCGCCAGCAGATTTGGTGGTCGACGGCCGAGGCGGGCTTCACGGCCGACCCCGACGTAACGGATGGGTGGTTGATCGACAGTACCGCCGGTATCATGACCATCGCCCTGCCGCCGGTTGCTGATGTCCTCGGCAAGCAGCTGCACTTCTTCAAGATCAATGCGGGCAACGCTGTGACACTCGACCCGGACGGGTCCGAGACCATCAACCAGGCGTCCAGCAAGTCGTTCAGCGTGCAGAATGACGCTTGGACGATCTCAGCCACCTCCGAAGGGTGGGTCGTCCTGTCCGCGCAACTCATCGCCCCGTAAGGCACACCATGGAAGACCTCACGACCGTCGGCCTCCTCATCGAGAAGGCCCCGTACATCGCTGCCAACATCCTCATCGTCTGGTGGTTCTTGCGCAGCAACGCCAAGGAGCGCGACGCCAACGCACGCGAACGTACGGCGTGGATGGAGGTCATCCGCGCGAACACCGCAGTCATTTCCGAACTGAAAGGCATCATCAGCCAGAGGTAACCTATGGCCCTCGCAACTGTCATCTACAACGGTACCGGAAACGGGACGAGTTCCGTTCTCAAGACGGAGCGCAAGAAGGACGACACCGGGATGTGGATGATCCAGTTCACTCCCAACAGCGCGCCCGCAACCGTCACCTGCAAGCTCCAGGTACGCATCCACCCGAACTTCTCCGGCTTCGCCACGATCTCCACCGCAACCGAGTCGGAAATCGGCTCGACGTCCGGCGTGAAGTATTGGGCCGAGCAGATCCCGCTCGCGCGGGAGATGCGCGTGGTCGTCTCGAACAACGACGACGCGGCCAACGCCCTCATCATCGCCATCCAGGAGTAGTCATGGTGCGAGAGAAGCCCGACCTGGGGCCGCTCGCCCAGGCGCTGGCGGACTACCTGGAGTCGTCACTTCGGGACAAGGAGACGCGAACCGCGGCGCTCGCCGACGTGGCGCGCAAACTCCTGGCTGACAACGACTACCAGTTCGGCAAGGCCCAACAACCGCAACTCAGCAGCATCGCCGGTTCCCTCCCGACCCGCGACCCGGAACAGGAGGTCCCCGCGATCCGCCCCCTACACGCCTAGATGTCCAACTCCGGAGCACTCAGCGACATCCGCCAGGCTATCACGCACCCAGATTTCCCCGAGGAGTACACCGACTTCCGGGACTTCCTGGCTCTGACGTGGCACCATATCGGACTACCGCAACCCACGTACATCCAGAACGACGCCGCGTTGTTCCTGGAGCGTGGACCGGACCCGACCAAGTCGCCGTTCGAGGCACCGAACAACCGGATCTTCCTCGCGGCCTTCCGGGGGATGGGCAAGTCCTACCTCGCATCCGCGCTCGTCGACTACTACCTGGCCAAGGACCCGACGCTCAACATCGTCGTCGTCTCCGGCGCCAAAGACCGCGCCGACGACTTCACCGGGTTCTGCCAACGGGTTCTCTACGAGGTGCCTCAGCTCGCGTACCTGATCCCCCACAACACCGACCGCTGGTCGCGCGTGTCGTTCTCAGTGGCGGGCGCAGGGGCGAGCCACATGCCCTCGGTGAAAAGCCGCTCCATCGGCGGGATGTTGGTCGGCAACCGGGCTGACATCGTCATCGCCGACGACGTGGAGACCCCGCAGAACTCGGACACGCAGAACGCCAGAGAGAAGCTGGACCGCCTGTGTACCGAGTTCGAGAACATCATCAAGCCCCACGCGCGGGTCATCTACCTGGGGACGTACCAGACTGCGGACTCGTACTACCACAGGCTCCCGGCCAAGGGCTACGCCTGCCGCATCTACCCGGCGCGCTACCCCGACGACATCGCGCGCTACCAGGGCTTCCTCGCTCCGAAGATCGTAGCTGACCTAGAGCGCGGCGAGCGGACGGTCCGTGGGCGAACCATGGCCGTGGCGCCGGGCATCCCGACTGACCCCGAGCGGTTCGACGAGCTGACGCTCCAGGAGAAGGAAGTCTCCATGGGGCGGACGCAGTCCGAACTCCAGCTCATGCTCAACCCCGAGCTGAGTGACCGGCTGCGCTACCCGCTCAAGGTGGGCGACCTCATCGTGATGGACTGCCACACGAAGGTCGCGCCCGAGCAGGTGGTCTACGCCTCGGGGCCACAGCAGGTACTCGACGACATCCCGAACCCTGGCTTCACCGGGGACCGCTTCTTCCGCCCGATGCAGACGCTGGGCGACTGGAAGCCGTACCAGGGCAAGCTGCTGACCATCGACCCGGCGGGCTCCGGCGGCGACATGACGGCCGCCATGGTGACCGCGGTGCTCAACGGGATGATCTACGTGCTCTACAAGTGGGGCACCACCGAGCGCCCAGACGAGATGGTGCTGAACCACCTCGCGCAGATCGCACTCGACTACCGCTGCAACCACGTACGCCTGGAGGACAACTTCGGGGACGGCATGTTCGGGCAGGTGTTCCGCCCCGTGCTCACCCGCGTCTACCAGACGAAGGAGGGGCAGGGGTGCAGCCTCGACGGCGTCAAGCACTTCCAGCAGAAAGAGAAGCGCATCCTCGCCGTCATCGAGCCGCCGCTCAACGCGCACCGCATCGTCGTCGACCGCAAGATGGTGGTGGACGACCACGAGAACTACTCGGAGTCCCACCGCCTGTTCCACCAGATGACGCGCCTGCAAGACCTCAAGGGCGCGCTCACACACGACGACTTCCTGGACTGCCTGGCCATGGCGATCCAGTATTGGAACGAGATCCAGGCGCTGTCGCTTGACTTCCGCGAGACCATGGAAATGGACCGCGAGGAAGAAGAGATCCGCGCCCTGGAAGAGTTCATGCAGGATGGCAACCCCTTCACTGTCAACGAGCGCGAGAACTTCCTCGCTGGACGCCGCTACCGATTCGTACGATGACCTACCAATTCGATCCACGCAACCTCCACATGATGTCGGGAGACCGCGCGACGGCGGACAAGTACCACCCGATGCCGGAAGAATCACAGACCTATGGCTCTGGCACCGTGTTTGGTTGCAAGAACACGGAAGCTGACAACGTGTTCGCCAACGGGGGCGAAGCGGCTATCATCTGGGGGGCTCGCGTAGACGCGCGTGTAGCCGGCGTACTGTCCATTCTGGACGGTGCCACAGAGTCCGGTGCTGGCATCATCGCCGCCGTCCAGAGCACCACCACCGTCGAAGACCACGGACCATTCCCCATCTACTGCCCCAACGGATTCCACATCGACATCAGCACGGCCGCCGTGTGGCAGCTTTCGTGGTCCCAAGTTCCGAAGCGAGGTGCCTAACATGACAATGCCCTCTGGTATGACGCCGCTATTCCCGGCGTACATGATCGACCCCCGCCGGTTGCACACCATCTGTCTCATCGGTGGTGCCGCAACAACGTGGTACCCGGACCCGGAAGAGTTTGCAGCTACGGCTGGTCGTTCTGGCGCACGCTCTACTGGTACACACATCTTCCAGACTGACGACGCCGCCGTCATCTGGTCGGCCACTGTACTGCTCGACATCGGCACCAACCCTGTCTTGGAGATCCGCCGCAAGTCAGACGGCGCGCTCATGGCCGCGATGTCCGCGTATAGCAACCTGCTCGGTGCGCACATCCCGTTCCCGTTCTTCTGCCCCTCTGGGTTCTACGTGGTGGCCACTGGCATCTGCTCGTGGAACATCACTTGGTCCCGTATCGCGGAGCGGGGAACGTAGATGACGAAGCCCAAGCAGCAAACCGTCCTGATCGGGAACCTGCCTCTTCCCATCACGGTGAAACCCGGCATGGACGCCTTCGGGGAGTTCGTCAACGACGCGCCTGATTCGCACATCGCGGTGAAGCGGTGCGATCTCAGGTGTGCCGAAGACGCGCGCACTCTGTTCCACGAGTGCCTGCACGCGATCTCCGCCTTCCATGGGCTCAACCTCAAAGAAGCCCAGATTCGCACCTTGGAGCACGCCGTTCCCGATCTATTGATCGACAACCCGAAACTGACGAAGGGGCTACTCACTAGCCCGAGGAAGACCTGACCATGCCGAACCTCCAGAAGAAGTACGGACTCAAGCTCCCCGGTCGCGGACGCTATGGCGTCGGCCGGACCATCACCCTCAAGCAGGCCAAGGAGGCCCACGAGGCGACCGCGGACGTGCTCGCGGCTGCGTTGGAGCGCATCGACGAGCTGGAACGTGTCATCGACCAGATGACCGATGGTGTCCGCGGGAAGATCCGCAAGTGGATCGCCGGGCGTGCCCCCCTCGGGGGTGGAAGCGACAAGGGCGTCGACCAGGACGCGGACGCCTACCCTAAGCGCCACGGGCGCAGCTAGGAGGCCGTCATGCCGCTTGGTGGCCGCAACGGGACCGGCCAGGGTGTCGATGAGAGCACCCTGACGCCGGAGCAGCTGAAACTCGCCCAGGAGATCCTGGACAAGCAGAAGAAGCGCCGCCCCTTCTACTCCCGCGTGAAGCTCCTCAAGGCGCGCATCGGGCTCCAGCTACCCAAGGTGCCTGGCACCGCCGTACACGGAGGCAAGCGTCAATGATCCATCCCCTACTCTCCCGAGTCCAGCTCGCCGCACTCGACGGCGCAGGCGGTGAGGACGCCGCCAAGGAGGCCGGTTTGCCCCTCGACCCTCTCGACCGCAAGGCCGTGCTCGACCAGATGCACGCCCTCTCCCAGCGGATGATGACGCTCCAGGCTGGCCCTGCCGGGCCGGCAGCGGGCTCCATCCTGAACCCCGCAGGCTTCGGCGGCATCGCCGGCCCCCAGACGGCTCCGCAGCTGGAACTGGCTCAGAGCCTCGCCATGGCGCTCCTGGCGGCGCTGGGGCAAGGCCAGGAGGACAGCCCGTTCGGCGCCAAGAAGAAGCTGCGGTTCGGCCCCGGGTCCTACCTGGGCACGTCCTCGCCTGACGGCCCACAGGGCGGCGGCGGCGGGGGCATCGGAGACATCGGTGATCCTACGGGTCCGCCCGGCTTCCCCTAGTCTCTCCCTCCACGAGGAAGCCTCTGGGGCGGTCAGCGGTGAACCACGACCGCCATGAAGGGAGGCACCTTCCTCTCCTCCTTCGTCCCCCGGCGGCGCCCATCGGCGTCGTAGGTCACCCGCTGGACGACCAGTGGGGGGCCGGCGGAGACCACCTTCCCAACGCTCAGGCCCTCCCCCATCTGGGGGAAGGCCACGAGAGCGCCAGGGGTGATCGGCCAGCCGAGGATGTCCCTGACAATGAAGTCCTGTGAGTCAGTCGCCACGGTCGTCTACCGGGGCATCTGACTGTGAGGACTTCTTCGCCTGGGCCTCCTGGGCCGCGACCAGTAGGTGCATGGGGACGCCCTGCTCCAGGAACGCCTCCAGGTCGGCTCGCGCCGCCTCGCGCATCTCGGGAGGCAGCTGGTCGAACTGCCGCTTCATCGCCCGGTAGCGCGACTTGACGCCCTGCGGGGTCTCCCCCGTGGCGGCCTTGAACTCGTCCGCCAGCCGTGCCGCGACCAGGCGCAGCAGCGTGGAGGACGAGCGACGCTCCCGGTGGGGTACCATCAGGGCGTCTCCTGGTCGTCCAGGTAGGCTTCGGTCTCCTCCGCCAGCGTCGGGCCGTCCGGCTCCTCGTCGAGTTCTGGGAAGAGAATCGGCTGTTGCGCCGCTGTGTGCGGAAGATGCCGCAGCAGTTCGGCGGCCTCCTCGGGGCCGAGCGCCTGCTCCAGCACCTCTTTGGTGACCACGAACGTCCTGTCCTCCATCGGGACCGCGTTCGCGTCCAGGATCTCGACCGCCTTCTTGATAGCCTCGGCACCCGAATCCGTGGCCTCTTCGGCTCCAGACCCGAACAGCGTGGGTGCAGCGCGCTCCACGATTGCGTCGATGTCGTCGACAGGTTCCTCGGACGTGTCGACGGAATCCACTTCCATCACCGCTTCCGAAGCCCGCGACTTCCGCACGTCGTCCAGAGACGGCTCCCCGGCCTCGACCTCGATGGTGTCCTCGCCCAGGAACTTGGCCAGGCGGCCTCGCTCCGCGTCCTGGATCAGCGGGTGGTCCGGCCCCATCTTGCGCTCGCCCAGGATCGCCCGGCCGGCCTTTGAGAGGGACAACAGGCGGATCGCCTGCTCCTCCTCGGCCATCTCCTGGAGAAAGTCCGACCGCGCCGTAGACAGGTCGTCCCAGCGCCCGAACGTCTCGAACCGCTCCAGCGCCCGGTCCACGTACGCCGCCAGGCGGTCCATGGCCTCCTGCGTCGCACGCTCCTGGTCCTTCGCCAGCTGCTCGATGCCGTCTATGCGGTGGACGATCTGCGCGGCCACAGCTGCCACCTGCACCAGCTCGTGGCGCAGCTTGGCGTACCGCTGCGGCGGCGGCTCGAACGTGACGAGGTTGCCGCCCTCGGCGATGATCGCCTCGAACTCGTCCCCAGGGTGGGCCAGGTCGTCGTTGAGGCACGCGGCGCACGCCTCCCCGTACTCCTCACCCAGGATCGCCAGCCACCAGGGCATCCCGTGGTTCTGGGCACCCCACTGAGCGTCCTGCGTCGCCATCTCCCCGGCCACGTCAGCCAGGGGACCCCAGCTGTCGCGCAGTAGCTTCTCCATGACGACCATCAGGCCGTCGTAGGACTCCGTCGTCATCATGGGCGCCCCACGGGGCTCCATGGGCTCGCCGTCCTTCGGCATCTCTATCCACTCCTGGATGGCGGCGTGGGCCTTGTCCTGGATGAACTCGGCGACGCGCGCTTCGCGGATCGCCTCGACCTCGTCCTGGCTCAACCACCTGTCTGCGACGTGGCTGCACGCGGGGCAGACCACGACATCAGGCGAACCCTTGACGACCGTAGCCGCCACGTAGGCTTCCGCCTGGCACGCCTCGCACCGTTTCCCGGCGCGGTCTTGGTGATCCTTCATTGGGTCTCCGTAGATGTTCCGGCTGGGCTCAGTCCCAACCGATGTTCTTGCTCGCGCGTGTCCAGGCAGCCGGGTCGGCGGCACGCTTGGCGAACATGACTTCCTTGTAGTAGTCCCCGACCGCCCCCTGGAAGATCGTGTCACCCGGGGGCGCCTTGAGCCAGCGGCGCAGCAGCTCCTCGGTACTCGCGTTGTCGATCCACTCCAGCTGGGCGCGGGTCTCGTGGTCGTTGTGCATTGTGCTCCTTGGGATGAGGTGAAGCTGGCCCACCGGGCCTCGGCCACATGACCCCTCGGGGTGCTCTGCGGTCGCCCTGTGGGTGGGCCAGTGGCGGACAATACGGTTCGGAGGTGGCAGTATTTCCAGGACACCGGATTTTCAGACCTCGTGTCCGAGGGGGTATAACGTGGTGCTCGTCGCGGTCGTTCCCCCCTTGGGGGGTCCCTTCCGATAGAAGGGCGATCCTGGCCGCGCGCTGCGCGGATGCGGGGGAGGGGAAGCATCTGCCGTCGCAAGCTCGCCCCAGGGCAGGCCCCGGACCGGACATCGCATCCGATCCGGGAGCCTGGGGGGTGGGGTGGGGAGGGGCCACGGGCGCCATGGGACGCGCCCTGGGTGCCCGTGGCCTCTCGGTTAGGTATCTGTTTGGTTGGCCGCTAGCACCGCGTGATGCGAAGGTCGGACAGATCGATGTAGTCGGCCATATCGATGTCGGCCAGAGCGTCCTCGATGTGGTCGCCCCAGGCCAGGGCCTCGGAGATGCCATCGGCGATGGCCGTCTCCATGTCCTGCCCCTCCAGCTCGTCCAGCTTAGCGTCCAGAGCGTCCAGGCGCCCCTCCAGCTCATCCATCCGCTCGCCATCCTGGCGAGCCTGGGTGGCGTCCTGGGGGGCGCCCTGGCTCGACTCCAGCCTGTCCATCCGGCCGGCCATGCCGGCACGGGCGGACTCCAGATCGCGCAGCCGGGTCTCCATCTCGGCCACCATGTCGGCCAGGGTGGCGTCCATGGCGTGGACCTTGTCCTCCAGACCGGACAGGGCATCGCCCAGCGCCTCATGGGTGCTGGCCTCGATCCAGCCCGGCCCGGTGTCCATGATGAAGGTCTCCGGGTCGATCCGGGAGAGGGGACCGTGGATCCGGTCCCCGGTTCGGAACAGGAAGGGCACGTCGAGAGGGGCATGATCCGCCGTCCCGAGAAGGGTGGGGATCGTCGCCCCTCCATGCAGATCGCGGCGGAGCACCTCCCCGAACCAGCCGGGAGGGTGCGCCATGCCGCAGGAGCAGTCGACGTAGCCGGGTGTCCCGGCCGGAGCGGTAGCGGTACCGTTTTGCGAGTCTCGCAAGCTCATGCTTCACCTCGTTGTCAAGGATCCGGGGCGGGCGGGCCGGAGTGGCCTGCCCTGGCACCGGGGGAGTCGCAAGAGGCGTGCCAGGGGCGGAATCGGGCCTCCAGGGCCGTCCGGGGTGGCACGAGGCTTGCAGGGGTGTCCCCTGGAGAGGACGCACCTAGAGGACATGTCCCCAGGAGAGGACGCCACCCCCAAAAAGCGTGCCAACGGCGCCCCCTTTCTCGGGCCTTTCCTGGGGGGTCCGGGGCTTGGCACGGTCCTTGCAGCATCCGGGGCGTCCGCCCGGCATCGAGCCGGGCACCCTTGACAACGCGCCTGGACTACCCCGGGGCCGCTGCCCCGCGCGGACCGTCCTACCCTATCGCCGGTTGAACCCGAGAAGGTAGGCGCAGCCCCGCGCGCACCCGCACGGCCGGCTTTCCTCTATAGGCTATCGCCTGTAGACGGGCACCGGGCGCATACTCCATGGAGAATGGCATGAGTCACGAGATACAGCAATCGGACGGTCTCGTCCTGACCGGCCAGCCAGCATGGCACGGGCTGGGGCTTGTGGTCGCGGAAGCGCCCACCCCCGCGGAAGCCCTCAAACTGGCTGGCATCGACTGGACGGTGAGCAAGCGGCCCCTATTGGCGGTTATCCCCACGGGGAACCAGCCGCCCATGGCGGCCGAGAGGCACCTGGAGGTGCCGTCGGACTTCGCCGTCGTTCGGAACGACATCCCCGCCGTGCTGGGCACGGTGGGCGCGGACTACGAGACCTTTCAGAACGCGGACCTCGCCGAGATGGCGGACGCGCTGGAGATGCGGATGGGTGGCTCCGTCAAGGTCGAGACCGCCGGCAGCCTACGCGGTGGCCGCGTCGTCTTCTTCCTGGTTCGCACCGGGGAGTTCGGCGTGGGCATCCGGGACGGTGACCGGGTCCAGACCTACGGGCTGTTCACGACAGCCCATGACGGATCCCAGGCCATCCGCGCTTTCGGCACCTCCATCCGGGTGGTCTGCGCCAACACCTTGGCCATGGCCGACGCCGGGAAGAAGCGCCGAGAGGGCTTCGTCATCCGCCACACGCGGAACCTGGGGGCCAGAGTCGAGGAAGCGAAGGAAGCCCTAGCCGGGATCGCGCAGGATGCCGAGACCTTCAACCGCAAGGCGCGCACCCTGGCCAACCGCCCCCTATCTCAGGGGGAGGTGCGGGACTTCTTCGTCGAGGTGTATGAGAGCACCTATGACCGGATCCCGTTCAATCCGAAGGATGCAGGCGAGAAGCGGCGCCACACGCGCGCCGTCCAGATCGTCTCGTCCTGGCTGGCCAACATGGACCACCCGAACCAGCAGGAAGCCGGGGTCCAAGGTACCGCTTGGGCCGCGCTGAACAGCATCACCCAATGGGCCGACCATGAGCGTACCGTGCGCACCTCGACGGTGAGCCGGACGCCGGGAGAGGCCCGAACCTGGGGCAACTTGTTCGGCTCCGGCGCCGCGCTGAAACAGACCGCCCTGGAGGCGGCCCTGGCCATCTAGTGTGGCCGGTGGACTCTCTCCGGGCGGGGGTGGCGGCGCTCCTGGCGCTCCTGGCGCTTCTGGCTCCAGGGTGGGCCAGGCGCCGCCGCCGCCCTCGGTTTCCGAGGGTCCCACCCCCTCCGTCGTCCGCATCCTAGCCGCCCATCAAATGGCCGTGAGCGCCGGTTTCCCGGCAACATGGTACCGAACCAATGGGGCGGCCATTCAGGAGCTAGCGCGGCGGTACGGGGTGGATCCCGTGCGCGTCATCGGGGCGGCGGCAGCCCTGGCACCCCGGGCTCAATGGTCCCGGGTGCTGGCCTGTCTTCCCGGTTTCCTCGGTGACACCGAGGCCCCGGAGTGGCGGGGGCTGGCCAGGAGCGCGGACAACGCGCGGGCCATCCTTCGCACCGGGGACCTCGCCCACCTTGGGCGCAACGCCCCCAAGTCCCGCGCCTTCGTGCGGAACCTACTGGGGGATGAGGCGCCGGTTACGGTGGACACTTGGGCCGCGCGGATCGCGGGGGTGCCCTACCCTCGGACCGCCCGGCAGTATGAGGCCATCGCCCGAGCCTACGTGGAGGCGGCGGCCTACCTCGACACCTCGCCCGCCCTTGTCCAGGCCCGAACCTGGGAATGGGCGCAGGCGCGGGGAGGTGCAAACCTGGCAAAGCTGGAGGCACCTTGAACGAATCGAGCGCGGGCGGGGACCTCGGGCCGCTAGGCCCGGCGGAGTTCCCGCCCCTGCTCCACTTGATCGAGCGCATCCGCCCCACCTTCGAGGCGCTGTACGCCCATCTGCACTCCCCGGACTGCCCGGAGGTGCGGAACCAGGCCGAAGGTGCGGCGGTGGTCGCTCGCATCCTGATGGAGCTGGACAGGCTCCGCCCCCTACTCTCCGGGGTGGCCCCCGAGGACTTCTTCGAGGGCCTGGACCCGGAGGAAGCGGCGGAAGCCTACGCGGACATGCACGACCCCGAGAGCCCGGCCGCGCGAGCGGCGGGCCTCAACTGAACCCGGGCAGCCCGCCGGGGGGTTCGATTCCCCTGGAACCGGCGGGTGCTCCCGCTCCCTGGAACGTCTAGGCCGCGGCCCAGGGAGCGGGGGCAGCCCACCTAACTGCTTGCCCCAGCTGGACTTGCAGCTGGACCGCTATCTTCTGTCACCCACTATGAGGACTCTATGGAGGAAGGGGAGATGGCCCCTACCACTGGACGACCACTGGACTCCACCTCCGAACCTACTGGTTCTACCACCTCCGAAGACCACCTCCGAAGACTTCTTCCCTGTCCCTCAATGACAACCATCGTTGGCATTGACCTATCTTCTGTCACCCAATGACAACATCCAGTAGCATTCCGTTCATCAGAGTGATGGGTCTGCCGGCTTCCGGCAACCGCGTCATCTGGAACCTCATCTGCCGAGCCATGTTGCTTGCGCACCCCGAGCTAGCGCACAAAGGGAGGACCGAGAACGTCATCTGGTGTGACGTGTGGCATGGACAGGGGGATACGCAGGTGCCACCTGCGGGGAGCCTGCGGTACTACGTCGTGCCGGTGCGGTGCCCCGTGTGTCGGAACAAGTCGTGGCGCAAGAAGGGGTGGCATGTCCTGTCGGAAGACGGGATGGTACAAGGACGGGAGGCGTACATGATGCGCTACCCGGGGAAGGTGAGGTACATCTCGTACGAGGCGTTCGTCGCTGACCCGGAGGGTGTCGGTAGGTACATCGTGGAGGACTTCTTGAAACTCCCGTGGCCAGGGTTGCCACAGGGACAGAGCAAGGACCCGAACGGAGAGGTGTTCGATGGGAACGAGCAGTACAGGAGCTAGGGCTCCGCATGTCCTCGTGTCAGGGGACATGTCGTCAGGGAACAGGGTGATCGCGGATCTCGTCTACCGGGCGCTGCGGTTGGAGTACCCGGAGGAGGCAGAGGGGCAACGGGGGACTCAACGGGTTCGGATCTGGCACGGGGATGGTGCGCCGCCGCCTGTGCCTGATGACCGGGCGGCGTTCTGCATCGTGCCGGTGCGGGACCCGGTGGTGTTGCGCGCGTCGTGGGAGGCGCATGGGTACCTGAACGACGGTGTGGACTTCGAGAAGCACCGCAGCATGATGGCCCATGGTCGCCACAGGTTCTTCGCGCGGATGCCGTTGATGCCCGTGCGGTACGTGTCCTACGAGGCCCTGGTGGCCGACCCGGAGGGTGTAGGGCGGAGCCTGGTGGTGGACTTCCTGGGGCTCCCGTGGCCGGGGTACCCGGCGAGCCCGGAGAAGCCGGGGGTGGAAGAGACCGGGCCGATTTTCGACGGAAACGAGAAATACCGCGCCCTTCGCACGTAAGGGTGCGTGCTCATGCTCCTTCTCCTCAAGCTGGCCGCAAGTGAGTCAAGGCACGGGTGGCCAGCACATCTACCGGGAGGGCCGGTGACCGAGCCATGCCTGCGGGCACGCTGGTCCTGCCCTCCCGGCCACCTCACTTCAACCCGGAGCAGATGATGACTAGAGTGCTGACGGACGAGGAGATCGTCTACGCCGAGGAGCGAATCGCTGAGGGCGATGACTCTGAGGCCCTGGAATACCTCGCTGGCGCCATCCGCCGCATCCGCGCCGACGCCGAGGCGATCCGTGAACTGCGGGGCGAGCTGTACGGCGTTCTGTGCGAGGCGCGGCGCCAGGAGGCGCGCGAGGAGGTGGAACTGACCATCCTCGCATCCACAGCCGACAAGCTGAACGTCCTGCTACGCGAGCAGGGGTGCAGCGAGATCGGTAGCGATTACGACCGCAGCTTTGCCATCCGCGACGGCATCGTCGAGCTGTACGACGTTCTGTGCGAGGCGCGGCACAACGAGCGTGTCGCGCTCGAAGCCGAAGCCGCCGCGCTGCGGGAGGAGGCGGAGGAGATGACGCGCAAGCATGCAACAGCACTCGGAGAGCGCGACCGCGCTGAACACTGGAAGATGAAGGCCGAAGCCCAGCTCGCCGAGGCGCGGGAGCGGTGCGACGAGGAGCGGCAGACTTGGGCAATCCTCAAGGACCAGAACAACGAGCTACAGGAGCGGTGCGAGAAGCTGGAGGGGCTGCTGCGGGAAACGCGGCCTCACCTTGGCTTTCCTGCCAGGACGCTACCAGTCCGCATCGACGCCGCGTTACAGGAGCGGGTGTGCGGTTGAGTGTCCAACGTCCGCCTGAGTGGCTGATCGGGAAGCCTGTCAGCATCCTCGAAGGGCCACCGGGTCTGAGGTCGCAGCGGTACGGCATCGTACGCAACATCTATGCGACCAAGAAGGACGGCTTGCGCACCGTCACGGTGCAGCTTCCGGGCGGCGCCGGCCTGGTGGGTGGGAAGACGTACAGCGCACGCTGCGGCGGCGATACCGTCAAGTGCGTGCGGGAGTCGAAGTTCGTCACCGTAGGCCCGAAGAAGACCCGCGCGGTGTGGGATGCCAAGGGCTGCGGAGTCAAGTGGCGCGGCGAGATCGTGCCCATCTTGGAGATCGTAAGCTGATGGCTCGGTCGGAGTACATCTACATCGTTCGCACGAAGCACGCCGGCCGCGGGAACGTCCTCGCGGCCTTCACGGTGAAGCGTGAGTGCCTCCACTGGTTGAACAACAGCCTCCCTGGGTACATCACCTACCACGAGATCCTGGTCGAGCGCCTTTCCGATGGAGCCCGGCGCCCCCTGTCTCGATTCCAGTGGGAGGTCAAGTGTGAACGCCAAGAGTCCGGTGATTGGGCTCTGGTATTGGACAAACCTCACGAGGAGACCCATGAAGGGAGTGACTAATTCTGACTGGCGCGGGCGGGAATACCCGCCGCTGGCCGGCAAGTACGGTGGGCAGGGTGTGGAGCCTGCCCAGCCCGGTGACAGGACTGTGCGCAAGTGGGCCAGCTGGTGCCGCGGTTGCGCGCCTTCGTACCACCGCGGTTGGTGGCGCGGGTTCATCATCGGCATCGTCGCGTCCGCAGTCACGGCGGCGTTGACGTTCCTCGCCGTCGAGTACAAGGACATGCTGTTTTGAACCTCAAGGAAGCCTGCACCGCCACACTGAACAGCGTCTGGGCTGGTACCAAGAACGAGGAGGAGGCGTGGCGCATCGCCATGCTCTGGTGCGACCACTTGGGCGACAAGACGCCGCTCAAGGACATCACCCACGCGCGCATCCTCGGAGCTACTGGCGCCATGCGGGCGGTCATGGTCTCCAACGGGACGATGAACAGGCGCGTCGCCGTGCTGTCCAAGGTGCTACACCTGGCGCAGGACATGGGCGCGCTCGATGCCGTCCCCAAGCTGCCCCGGTGGCGCGAAGCGGCGCCACGCGAGCGGTACCTGTCACCGGATGAGGAGGACCGCCTGTTGGAATCGGCGCTGCTCAGCGTCCCGACCGTGTACAACGGGATCATCTTCCTCATCCAAACCGGCTGTCGTGTCGGGGAGATGTTCGCCCTGACCAGCAAGGACATCGACGAACACCGCGCGCCGCTGCTGTGGCACGTCCGCGCGGAGACCACCAAGACGAACAAGGCGCGCGTCATACCGCTCACGACGGAAGCGCGTCAGGCGTTGCGACGGCAGCAGCAGATCCACTCCCACATGCCGTGGGGGTCCGCGCTGACGCGCAGCCAGTTCAACCACGCCTGGGAGCAGGTGCGGAAGGCGGCTGGTCTGGAGGACGTACGCCTCCACGACCTCCGCCACACGTTCGCCTCGCGGCTCGTGCAACGAGGCGTCTCCATCTATACCGTCCAGCACCTGCTGGGCCACACCAACGTCAGCACCACGATGCGGTACGCTCACCTCGACACCGCCACTCTGGAGCAGGCACTCACACTCGATTCATGAACGAACCTCAAGGAACGGGGCTGCCGCGTATCTCCACGGAGGAGGTCGCGGCCCTCAAAGCACAGGCTCTCCGTGAGCAGATGCAGGGTGGAGCAGGCACCGTTGGTGCGGCCCAACCCACCATGGCGGCCGAAGGCGCCGTCCTCAACGCGCGTGACGCGGCTTTCGCTGGTGCGCCGGCTGCGGCCGGGCTCGAAGGTGCGGGGGCCACGGCTCCCGAGACGAACTTCGAGGAGGCCAACGTGGACTTCACGCAGTCCGGGATGGGGCGCGGCCAGGCTGGCTCCATGGTGATGCCCCTCGGTGGCGGTCCGCAACCGCCTCCTGGGCTACCTCCCGTCCCGCCGCAGCAAGGCATCCCGGAAGCGGTGCCCGGTATGACGGTGGACCCGGGGATGCCCGGCAGCGTGTTGACCCCTGCGGTACCTGTTGTTCCGCCGGCCACCACGCCGCAACCGCCTCCCGGCTTGCCGCCGACCACGCCGGCTCCGATGCCTGCGCCGCTCCAGGTGCCGCAGGCTCCGATGCTTCCCCCGCAGCCGCAGCCGCCGGCCCTCCCGCCGACGGCGCCCCCGCCTCCGATGCCACCGGCCATGCCGATGGGGCTCCCGCAGCCCGACCCGTACGCCCAGCAAGGGTACCTCGGCTACCAGGAGGCCCCGGCGACGTTCCGGGAGCAGCCGGTGTCGCGCCTGGATCCGGTGTCCAAGTGCCGCTACGCCTGCGACATCCTCGGGCAGCTGTTCATCATGCTGCGCAACAAGGGGGTCGTGCCTGGTGCCTACATGATGGTGCGGGTCAACGACTTCCTTTCCGCCTGCGGCTACCAGCGTCTCAGGTAGTCACCCTCCAGCGTGAGAACGGGGTCGGGCCAAGTGCCCGGCCCCTCGCCTAGTCCCGAACAACGGAGCCCATGGAGCGACCGGCACAAGAACTGAGCGACCGAGAGATCGCAGTCGAAGGGCGCATGTCACAGATCGGCGCGGAAGCGTACCGTGCGGGGATCGCCAAGGCGCAAGAGAAAGAGCGCGAGACGACCACCCCTGCCGGACGCTACCTTCTGCGCGTAGCCGTGGGCAAGGTGGCCCGCGGGATCGAGGACTGGCTCAAGCTGGCCGCCGAGCGGAGCGGCCCGAACCACCAGGCGTACGACTCCATCCTGGACGCCGGCCCGGACGTGGCGGCGCTCATCGCCTGCAAGGCCGTGCTCGATGCGGTGTCCCGCCAGCGTGGCCTCGTGGCCACCGCCGTCGCCATCGGGCGCCGGGTGGAGGACGAGCTGGTCTTCCGCCAGCTGTCCAGCATCGCGCCGCAGCTGTTCGGCTGGGGGCTGCGGAAGACGGCACGCTCCGGGTACGAGCACCGCCGCCGGGTGCTGCGCATCATGGCGCGCGAGGCGGACGACGTGCAAGTGGAGCCCTGGGCGAAGCGCAAGGCGCTCCGTGTGGGGATGGTCCTGCTCGACATCTTCATCGAGCAGTCCGGACTCGTCGAAGAGACCGAGTTCCGCCAGGGCAAGAAGACGATCAAGCGGGTGCAGGCCACCTCCGAAACCCTGGAGTGGCTGGAGAAGGCCCACGACGACCACGAGTTCCTGTACCCCTTCTGGATGCCGACGTACGACGCACCGCTGGAGTGGGTCGGGATTCACGGGGGCGGGTACCACACGGACTTCCTCGTTCGGCGCCCGCTCGTTCGATTCCAACGCCGGGCGCACCTCCGGGACGCCAACCCGAACGACTACCAGCGCGCTGCCGCCGCAGTCAACGTGCTCCAGATGACGCCGTGGGCGCTGAACGAACACGTCTACGAGGTCATGCGCCACCTGTGGGAAGCTGGCGTGGAAGTGGCTGGGCTCCCATCGCGCGAGGACTTCCCGCTGCCGACCAAGCCGACTGACATCGACACGAACGAGGACCGCCGCAAGGACTGGCGCCGGGCTGCGGCGCAGGTGTACGAGCGCAACGTCTCCGTGCGAAGCAGCCGGCTCAACGCTGTGCGCACCCTGATGGTGGCGCAGCACTACCTCGGTTGCCCGGCGTTCTACTTCCCGCACCACCTAGACTGGCGGGGGCGCGCGTACCCGATCCCCTCGTTCCTCACGCCGCAGGGCACGGACTTCGCGCGGGGGTTGATGCGGTTCGCCCACGGGAAGCCCCTCGATGAAGAGGGTGCGCGCTGGTTGATGATCCACGGGGCAAACTGCTGGGGCAACGACAAGGTGACCTTCGCCGACCGCTGCGCATGGGTGGCTGAGAACGATGCGGCCATCAAGGCTGTCGCGCACGAGCCACTGGACAACATGTGGTGGACCGAGGCGGACAAGCCGTGGCAGTTCCTCGCCTTCTGCTTCGAGTGGTGCGCATTCCGCGAGACCGGCTACGGCTTCTCGTCGCACCTGCCCGTGCAGATGGACGGCTCGAACAACGGGCTCCAGATTTACTCGCTGCTGATGCGGGACCCGGACGGTGCGCGTGCGACCAACGTGTCGCCCACGGACGTACCGCAGGACATCTACGACGCCGTCGCTCTCGAAGCCACGGACCACCTCAAGTTCATCCTGGCGAACGGCGGCCCGGTCGTCTACGGGAAGACCGAGTACAACACGAGCGAGCTGGCCGAGGATATCCTGCGGGCGTGCGATGGGCGCCTCCCGAGGCAGGCTACCAAGCGGTCGGTGATGACGCTGCCGTACGGCGCCCGCCTCTACTCCTGCCGCTCCTACGTGCGCGACTGGCTCGACTCCGTGATGTCGGAGGCAGAGTCCACGTTCGCCCACGCCAACATGCTCGCGCCTGTCGTGTGGGGCGCCATCGAGAAGGTGGTGACCGGCGCCGACAAGTGCATGAAGTGGCTCCAGGAGTGCGCGAAGATCGCCACCCGCGCGGGTGTCCCGCTGCGGTGGACCGCACCCAACGGGTTCAAGGTCACCCAGGAGTACACGAACTACCGAACGCGCGAGATCAAGACCACCATCGGGGACCGGGTCCGCTGGTCCAACCTGCGGGAAGACACGGACCGTCTCCGACTGGAGGACCAGGTGGACGGGGTGTGCCCGAACTTTGTGCATTCCCTCGATGCCGCCTGTCTAACTGAGATTCTGCTGCGCGGTGCCGAGCAAGGCATCTCGCACTTCTCGATGATCCACGACAGCTACGGCACGCACGCGGCCGACGCCGGGCGACTGGCGAACATCATCCGCGGCGTCTACGCTGATGTCTTCGAGGAAGACCTCCTCGCCAAGTGGCGGGACGAGGTTCAAGCAACCCTACCCGAAGGTGTGACTCTGCCCGCCCCGCCGGAGCGTGGTCCGTTGGACGTGCAGGAGATACGCCGCTCACCTTACTCATTCGCCTAATGGCCAAACGACCGAAGATGAAGTTCAAGAGCCCGGAGGGCGTCGCTCGCTTTCCGCGCCTGAACAACCCCGACCGCAAGTACAAGTCGGAGGGAACCTACAGCGTCCAGCTTCGCATTCCCGATGAGGTGGCAGTCCCCTTCATCGAGAAGATCGAGACGTTCATGGCCGAGTCCATGGAGGACGTGGTCGAGAAGAAGAACCGGCGCAAGGCCGGCCGCACGAAGACCGCTGCGGTGGTTCCCAAGAAAGTCGCGGACAAGCCGTGGCACCCCGCGTTCGATGTCGTCAAGCCCGACGACCCCGAAGAGGAGCCGGAGGAAGTTCCGGTTCCCGGGTTCCACGACATCCGCTTCAAGCTGAACGCCTCTTTCAAGACGAAGGAAGGCGAGGTGTTGCACCAGCGCCCGGACCTCATCGACCGGCGCGGCAAGACCATCGACCCCACCAAGCAACTGATCCTCGGCGGGTCGGTCTGCGTGGTCGGCGGGTTCGCCATGCCCTTCTGGGCGGACTCGGTTGGTTACGGAGTCACCCTTCGCATGGGCGCCGTCCAGGTGCGCGAGTTCGCCACCGGCAATTCGGCCGACGCCTACGGGTTCGACATCGACGAAGGCGACGAGGACGACCTGGAGCCCAGCAAGGGCAACGACCTCGAAGCCGGTGACGACGACGACGAGGACTTCGAGGAGTCCGAGTGATCGTAGTCGCTTGCGACCCTGGGAAGTCTGGAGGCTTCGCCGCTGTGGACGAGGAAGGCCAAGTCCGCATGTTGGTGAAGTCCCCGGACAACCTGGGAGACCTACACACTTTGGGCCGGACGATGCGGACACTGTTCCGCGTGGAACGCCCGGTGGTGCTCATCGAGGAAGTCCACTCGATGCCCCGCGATGGGGTCAAGGCGTGCTTCACGTTCGGTGGCTGGTTCTTCGCGCAACAGATGGCGTTGTTGGAGATCGGCCAAGAGATCGAGTTCGTCACCCCGCGAGACTGGCAAGGTCTCCTCGGGCTGTACGGGCAGGAGTATGAGTCCAAGACGGCGAAGAAGAACGAGCACAAGGCGCTGGCTTCCAAGCTGTACCCCGGAGAGAAGATCACCCATGCAACAGCCGACGCGCTGTTGATCGCGCACTATGGCCAAACGCGACGCTGAATGGCTCCGCTTCGTCAAGCACCTACCTTGCCCCTCCTGCAATTCCAGCGACGCGCTGGCACTCTACGGGGACGGGCACACGTACTGTTGGTCATGCGGGGCGTACACTGATAAGGAAGGCGGGGGCAGTACCGATGACCCGCACTCGGCTGAGTCAGAGGACGGGCTGCGGAAGGTCAAGAACAAGCTGGTGCGTTCGCACCCCAAGGCACTACGCACCCGCGCCATCCGTGAGGAGACTGTGGCCAAGTTCGGCTACGGGTTTGGCAAGGCGTACAACCCCGAGACGCGCCAGGTGGAGACGTGCCAGGTCGCGCCGTACTTCGACGCGCATGGCAAGCTGATCGCCCAGAAGCTGCGCTTCAAGGGCAAGGTGTTCACGGTCCGCGGCAACATCCAGGAGGCGCAGCTGTTCGGGCAGCACCTATGGAAGCCCGGCCCGAAGCGTACCGTCGTCATCACTGAGGGGGAGATCGACGCCCTCGCGGTGTCACAGGTGCAGGACAACAAGTGGGCGGTGGTCTCGCTACGGCAGGGTGCAAACTCCATCTCGGATCTGCCGCGTGCCGTCGACTGGCTCGACCAGTTCGGACGCATCGTGCTCATGTTCGACCAGGACAAGGCAGGGCGCGAGGCAGCCGAAGAGGCGGCCATGCTGTTGCCGCCGGGCAAGGTGTTCATCGCCAGCCTCCCGCTCAAGGACGCCAGCGACATGCTCAAGGAAGGCCGCGTGGCCGAGCTGTCGCGCGCCATCTGGGAGGCGAAAGAGTACCGGCCGGATGGGCTCGTGTGGGGCGCCGAGGCGTGGGAGCTGTACACGCGCATCGGCGGGGCGAACGCCATCCCGTACTCGCACCCCGGCCTGGACACGGCGATGGAAGGGCACCGGGACTCGGAGATCATCACCATCTGCGCCGGCACGATGGTCGGCAAGTCGGCGTGGGTCCGCGAGGAGATCGCGGCCATGAACGCCGCCGGAATCCGCGTGGGACTCATCGCCCTGGAGGAGCCGATCCGCAGACAGATCCAGGGGTTGTGTTCTATCGCCATGGAGAAGCCGCTGCACCTGCGCGAGTGCGCTGACATCCCGGATGAGGAGATCCAACGGGTGTTCATGGAGACGTACCCAAACATCGTCTTCGACAACCACCAGGGGTCCATCGCCTCTGACCGCCTGATCCAGAAGATGCGGTACATGGCACGCGGCCTCGGCTGCCGGCGCATCGTGCTCGACCACTTGACCATCCTCGTGGCCGGCCAGGAGGATGACAACGAGCGCAAGGTGATCGACCTTCTGCTCACCAACCTCGTCTCTCTCACCGAGGAGACGGGCGTGGGGATCTTCCTGGTGTGCCACCTCAAGCGGCCCAAGGACGGCCGCGGGTTCGAGCAGGGGCGGCGCGTGACGCTTGGCGACCTCCGCGGTTCGTCCATGATCGAGGCGCTGTCTAACGACGTGATCGCCCTGGAGCGCGACATCGAGGCCGATGACGAGAACGCCAAGACGCTGACAGACATCCACGTCCTCAAGTGCCGCTACACGGCGGACGTGGGGTACAAGGGACACCTCCGCTGGCACGGCGACCGCTGCCGCTTGCTGCCCGAGGAGGTTCACGAGTTCGACATAGACGCTGACGACGGGATCGACGACGCGGCGGAGCCCGTCCAGGTCGGCGCTGGGAGTGACTTCGAGGAACAAGATGGCTGACGCGAAAGTCCCCGGCCAGGGGTTCTCCGGGCGCGATGAGCTGTTGCGCTGCGTCTTCTGCGGGAAGCGCGTAGGCGTCAAGGCCGCGCGTGCGATGGAAGGCGTGCCGTGCCCTTCCCGCGACGGTGTCCCGTGCGAGCGGTTGTACGACCGCTGGATCGAGGCAGCGAAGGGGCGGTCGCATGAAGACCTATCAAAGCTGCCTGCTGCGGCCACGCGCCTCACCAAGCAGTTCGTCGCCGAGATCGAAGCCCTCGATTGATGGAAGACATCTGGATCGCCGACATCGAGACGAACGCACTCCTCGATGACCTCAACGTCATCCACTGTATTGTCCTGCGGCGCCCCAACGGGAAGGCCAGGGCGTACCACGACGACCCCGACATCAAGCCCCGGCACGGCTCGATTGACGAGGCGCTGGACATCCTGGAGAAGGCGGACGGCGTGGTGTGGCACAACGGCATCGGCTTCGACGAGCCGGCCATCCGCAAGCTGCGCCCCGACTGGTCGCCGCCTCCGACGTTGATCGACACCTACGTCGCCTCGCGGCTCATCTGGCCCGACATCAAGCGGGGGGACTTCCGCCGGATGAAGCGCGGCTTCCCGCCGCAGCTTGCCGGCAAGCACAACCTGGAGTCGTGGGGCTGGCGGCTGCACGTCCTCAAGGGGCAGTACCAGGAGGGCGACCCTAACCGCTTCCAGGTGTTCGACCGGGAGATGCTGCTCTACTGCGCGCAGGACACCAAGACCACGGACGCGCTGTTCAACCTCGTGCTGGACAAGCAGCCGTCGCAGGAAGCGGTGGAGCTGGAACACGCCTTCGCGCGCATCATGGTGCTGCAACCGCACGCCGGGTTCCTGTTCGACGCAGGGCTGTCCGGCGAGATCCTGGCGGACCTCAAGGCGGACTACGCCCAGGTAGACCACGACGCGCATCAGGTATACCCCGACATTGTGACGCAGGTGCCTTACCCGTCGTTCCTCAAGACGGGCAAGCCGTGGCGTGGGAAGACGCACAAGGAAGTCGTCACCGAGTTCAACCCGGGCAGCCGCCCGCAGATCGCCGAGCGCCTACAAGAGCAAGGATGGGTGCCGGAGTTCTTCACGGACGGCGGCGCCCCGAAGCTGGGGAACGACACGCTGCGCGACCTTGCGCCCCGGTTCCCTGAGTGCGAGCTGTTCGCCGACCGCTTCGACCTGGGCAAGCGGCTCAGTCAGCTCGACCACGGTGAGCAATCGTGGCTCAACAACGTGCGCCCCGATGGGCGCATCCCCGCGGAGATCATTCACAACGGCACGGTCACCTCGCGCTGCACGCACCGCATCATCACCAGCGTCCCGAAGAAGAACGTGGCGCATGGTGGCCGGATGCGGGAGCTGTTCATCGTCCCCGAAGGGCGACGGCTCACCGGCTGGGACGCTTCCTCCCTGGAGGCGCGGTGCCTCGCGCACTACCTGGCCAAGTACGACGGCGGCGCCTACGCGCAGCTGGTCCTCGAAGGGGACATCCACGCGCTGACCATCAGCGTGTTGGGCGAGGACAGGCTGCTCAAGAACTGGAGCAAGTTCTACGATTCGCCGCGTGACTGCGCAAAGCGCGTGTTCTACGGTTGGCTCTACGGGGGTGGGAACTGGAAGCTGGGGTACATCGCCGGCTTCGACCCCGGGAAGGGACCGAAGGACAAGAAGTCGCAGGCGTTCAAGGCTGGCGCCCGCATCCGCGCGGCGCTCCTCGAAGGCATCCCTGGCCTCGGTGACTTGGTCGACTCGATCAAGGCGGCGGGCAACAAGAACGGGTGGCTCAAGGGGCTCGATGGGCGGCATATCCCAGTACGCAGCGACCATGCCGCGTTGAACACGGCGCTCCAAGGTGCCGGTGCTGTGCTGATGAAGAAGGCCACCGTCCTGTTCCACGGCATCCTGACCGAGGAGGAAGGGCTCCGCCCGTTCGACTGGTTCATGGATCCGCTCGACGCGCAGTTCGTCCAGGTCGGCCACTGGCACGATGAGGTGCAGACCGAGCACGATCCTGATGTCGAGGATGCGGTACGCGCTGCTGGCCCGCGGGCGATCCGTGAGGCGGGCACGCACTTCAAGTTCCGCATCGCGCTGGACGGCGAAGCCAAGTCCGGTACCCGTTGGTCCGAGACCCACTGATGGAAGAACCGCACCCCGAGGATCTAGCCTACTTCGCGGCGTTCATGGACGGCGAGGGCTGCTTCCGTGTCCACGGGAAAGGCAGCAAGTCGACCGCGTGCGTCTCCGCGAAGAACACGTACCCCCGCACGCTACGCGAGATGGCGCGGCTGTTCGGTGGTAAGGTGCGCGCCAAGAAGACGGAAGGGAAGAGGAAGCAGGCATACGAGTGGGAAGCCTACGGTCCGGTCGCTCTGGAAGTGTGCCGCCTACTGCTCCTACCCCGCGCGTCAGACGGGAAGCCCCGGCTGCGTGAAAAGCAACGCCAGGCGGAACTACTGCTGGAGTGGGCCAAGTGGCCTCGTAAAAGCCAGCGCGCGGCGGAGATCGCGCTAGAGATATCGAACCTGAAACGCATCGTCTATGCGCCGCACAATCCTTCTTGACGGAGACATCGTCCTGTACGTGTGTTGCTCGTCGGTCTCCCCCGACTTCGACTTCGACTTCGACGAGGAGCCGGAGTCGCGCTTCTCGAACGTGTCGTCGGCCAAGCAGATGTTCGACGCGCACGTCAAGCGGTTGAAGGAACAGCTGGATGCCACGCATGTCCGCGTGGCGTTCTCCGACAAGCACGAGAACAACTGGCGGCGCGGAGTGCTGCCGACCTACAAGGACAACCGGGACGGGAAGGACAAGCCGCCGGGGTACTACGAGGTCCAGGCGTACGCTATGGACGTGTATCGCGGGACGCTTGAGCCTCGCCTCGAAGCCGACGATGTCCTCGGGATCTGGGCCACCGGCAAGAAGATCCCCGGTGAGAAGATCATCGTCTCCGACGACAAGGACTTCATGTCCGTCCCATGCCAGCTGTACCAGCCGCGGCATCCCGAGCGGGGCGTGCAGGAGTTCAGCCGCGAGGACGCTGACCGCTTCCACCTGTTGCAGACGCTGATGGGTGACCCCGTCGACGGGTACACCGGCATCTACGGCGTCGGGCCGGTGAAGGCGGGCAAGATCCTCGACGAAGAGTGTTCGTGGCCGCGCGTGCTGCGCGCCTACAAGGAAGCAGGACTGCCCCCCAACGCTGCCCTCGTGAACGCCCGGTGTGCGCGCATCCTGCGCGTGGGCGAGTACACGCGGAGTCGCGGTGTTCACCTCTGGAAACCCACCCCCAAGTACACCATCTATGGAGAGTGAGCACGACACCATCTTGGAGGAGGCCGCGCACATTACGGCAACGGATCGCCAGCGCGCCTACGGTCACCCCTCGGACAACCACGGCAACACCGCCGCCTTGTGGAAGGCGTACATCGAGCGCCGCTTCGGCGTCTCGCTTGGCGACTTCGACGCAAGGGACGTGTGCATGATGATGGTCCTACTCAAAGTGAGTCGGGACGCCAACCTTCGCACGCACGACAACCTCGTTGACATCTGTGGGTATGCGCGCAACGCCGAAATGATACGGGAACGAGAAACGAATGCTGACTAGCATCCTTCTGGCGACAATGCTCGCCATCCAACCGCCTGTGGGCGACTTCGGGGATCTCCCGCCGATCCCCGCTCCTCCGCAACAACCTTCCCTCGCCGAGACTACGTGGCCCCCGGGCAACTACGGTGGCCTCGCCGTCGCCACGGGCTCGCTGTGGGTTGGCAGCAACCTCAAGGTCGATGCGTGGTGGTGGGCGCTCGGGTTCGACGGTGTCCACGTTCGTGGGACTGACCCGCAGGGACGCTCTACCGTGTTCCAAGCCACCGACTACGACTCGACGTTCATCTGCGGGCGAAACACCGGGTACCTCAAGATCAGCAACTGCACGATCAAGAGCCCCGACTACCTGGGGAACATGAAGGCCATCTTCATGGGTCCCGACTGCGCCAACAAGGCGGACAAGCTGCCACTCACGCTACACCTCGTAAACTGCAAGATCGAGGGGGTCCTGGGACAAGGCACCAACCGCCCGACGTGGGGACTGTTCCTCAACCAGTGTGACCTAATCGTCGAGGACTGCGACATCTACTGGAAGGAGGGGACGGAGCACGCCAGCTATGTCCACGCCTTCAATGAGTACGGAGCGTGGATCATCAACAGCCGGATCCACGGCGTCGGTGCCGAGGGGTGGAAGTTCACGCAGCGCCCAATGTCTTACCCGGTCGACTACTACCCGGACCAAGCGAAGCAAGACCGCGCCGAAGCGAACGGGCACGCGCTCTACGATGGGTACCACCCCACGCCTGGCGCTGTCGTCGTGCTCGCGCACTCCTCGGTCACGGACTGGTGCCAGGACTGGTCATGGCGAGGTGGGGCTGGTCTCACGTTCCAAGGCGCAGCGGCTGACGTGTACATCGTGGACTGCGCGTTCTACGACTACGCCGGGACACCTACATGCCCCGAGTGGAAGCCGCCCATGGGGCTCGACGACAGCGGGATCGAGCACTTCGGGGACGACGACGCCTACTCTCCGCCGGACCCTGACTCGTGGATGGACGCCGGGGAAGACCCGGCGAACGGGCACGTCTACATCGTGGACTCCTACTTCGGCGCCGGGCCAGGCCCCACGTCTTTCAAGGGGCTCATCACGGTGAGCCAGCTGGATGCCCTGTACCCTACCGCGGTCGTCTGCCGCTCCATCACCATCGAGCGGTGCGGGTTCTACGGGACCAACATGGACGTGCGAATCGACCACATTCCGAGCGTCAACATCTGGGGCTGCAACACGCCGGCCGTGGACGCCAAGTGGGACGCCTGGATCGGGCCGGGAGGGGCGTCGGAAGGGCTCCCCACCACCCCCGAGGCCATGTTGTCCGTCAACGGGAGCAACCACATTCCCATCTCGCAGGGCTGGACGACCCCCTAGCGGCCCCCGCCTAAAGAACCCCTGATAGTAAGACCCCCCGGTGTAGTGCCGGGGGGTCTTTCCATTTGTCCTCCGTGGAGGACACCATGACCTGGAAGCCACTGGAGCAGCTACGCGCCGAGAGGCGCGCCGAGGCCGAACGGCGACACGCCGAGATGCGCCTCTTCCCGCCCATCGACCCCCGGTTGATCGAGGCCATGCGGGAGTTCTGGCCGGCCAGCCAGCGCCCCCCGCAGCTGTCCGACTCGGACCGGGTCATCTGGGCGAACGTCGGCGTGGCCGATGTCATCGACACGCTGACCGAGATCCACGAACAGCAGACGCACAACGCCATGAACTAGGAGGGCCACATGTGCTCCAGCCCGGATCCCCCGGAGCCCTCTCCGCCGCCGCTCCCGCCGCCCCCGCCGCCTGAGCCGACGCAGACGGCCGAGAAGGCCCCGAAGGGCCAGCGCCGCTCCCAGCGCAGGGCTGCCGCCCGAGGCACCTCCCAGCTGCGCATCCCCCTCAAGCGGGTCGGCATCCCGCAGTAGACCATGCCCATCTCTCTGGCTCTCCCGGCTCGCGCCCTCTGGCAGCAGCTGGCGCCGGAGAGGGACTTCTACCTGGAGCGGGGCCAGGACGTGGCCTCCCTCACGATCCCGTACCTGGCGCCCCCTGGCGAGCAGCACGAGCACACGGACTTCCGTGGCCGCACGCTTCCGACGCCGTACCAGTCCGTGGGCAGCCGCGGGGTCAACAACATCGCCGCGAAGTTCCTCCTGTCGCTCCTGCCGCCCGCCACGCCCTTCTTCCGCCTGGGGCTCGACTACTACACCTTCACCAGCCGCTTCGGGACCGAGCAGATCGGTGACGCCGAGGCCGGGCTGGTCGAGATGGAGAA